CGGTCCTCCGCGAACCGCACCGGAACGTCGAAAAGGAATCCGGCTCGCACTTCTGCGCCCTCGCCCGGCGCCTGGGTGAAAACGATGCGACCCTTTCCGGCCAGGGTCCAGTCGGAAAAGAGATTTCCGTCTACACTCACTACAAGTGTTTCGGGACGCGGACGTGTGATCGGCCGGATTTGCGGGTCAACTCCCGTTCCATAGGATTTGATCAGTTGAAAATCGGCCTTCAGTCCGTCCCCTATTCCGATAAGCTGGTCCAGCATCGTGGGTGTTCCGGACATCCCGTTCGAACTGTGGTCGAACGGGTCGCTGATCCTGAAACCGCGCGCCGGACCTCGGCGGGCGCGGAAGAATGCGATCAATTCGGAAAGTTCCGGTTCGGAACGTATGCCGGGCCCCACATCGAAATGTACCCGCGCATCCGACCAGAGCGAGTTTCGGCGCTCGTGCCCTGATGCAGTGACCGAGATCGAGGTTGAGAATTCGGGCGCGACCGAAGTGCCGCGACCCAGTGCGAAAGGATAGAGAACGTCGTCAAAGGCTTCCATGGTGTCCTCCTGCGTCCGGGGCAGCCTGGTGTAGCCGTCGCGATTGACCTGTGGCTGCGCCCAGACATAGCGGCGCGGAATCTGGCGCTCGATCGCTTCGTCCAGCCCCCCATCAATGCGCGCCCAGTATTCTTCGGCATCTTCGGCAAGAAGCACGAAACCTGCAAAATAGTCCTGATCCGATACGGGATATTGGAGCCGCTCATCGACAAAAACGTAGGCTGCTCTGCGCAAGGCATCGGCACCTCCCGTGAGCCAGTCGTAATCCTCGAGTTGCAACCGGTCGAAGGCCGGATGCGCCCAACCCACGGGGAGGTTAGCGCGATAAAGTTCGGGCATCGTGTCATCGAGTATCGTCGGCGTGAACGCGAGCAGCAGGACCTCGGAAAGCGACCCTGCGGCCAGCCGGATCGCCGCCGTAAGATCGGCCGTAGACTGGGCCAGGAGCGCACCAGCCTCGTCGAGGAGCGCGAGTTGGGACGGGTCGAGCGCCTCGCGCATATCGAAAATGACAGGCGGATCCCCGCCAAAGGCAGCCCGTGCCTCCTCGTCATAGAGGCAGATCTCACCCTGGGCAGTCGTCCACCACCACGGCTCGCCGATCTGAAAGCGCACCGGTTGAGACGTGTCTTTGAGGAGCGTGACGAATGCCGTCGCGCTGGAATGGAGCCACGCCATCGCCGCTGCGTTCGCCGGTGAGAGCAGAGTGGAAGGCGGTACCCAGCCAGTGAGCGCCGGTGCGCCGCTAGAGGTACGCTGTTTCCATGCTTCCGGGCAGAACGCATCGAACAACTCGTAGGAAATCGATGCGATGACCTCGAGGTCGTTTGCGCGGGCAAGTTCGAAGAAGTTGCGGTGCCACTCGATGGCAGGCTGGCACAATTCACCTTCGGGCACGACATGCAAGTCGTCGCCCTGGAGCGCAAGCCGCATGAAGTGGCTCATGCCGACATAGTGAACCAGATCCTGGCGATAGCCGAGACCAACCAGATTGCGCAGGATGCGCGCGGGCGCCTGATCGTAGGCGTCATCGTAGGCGGTTGCGAGCCGTTCGCCATGGACCGGCAGGCGGACGTCGCCGACTTCAAGAATACCGTGTCTCCCGTCCGCGAAGATGTCGGAGACTGTGACCCTTCCATTGAAACGTTCGGGCAGCGGGAGATCGCTACCCTGTTCATATTGCGGAGCCACCAGCGAAATGAACATCCTGTCGATATCCGCCGGATGAACCGGATCGCCCGGCAATGTGAAGCCGCTTTGGAGGCTCGAGAACGGCAGGGATATGAACGCGTCGGTTGGTTCGCCCACGGCGTAGTTCCAGAGGCGGACCAGCCAGACCTGCGGATTGCCCAGCCCATCGCGTCCTTCGATCGTGAGTGTGGGGCCGTTGATCTGGTCGAGCGCAATCACGCCTTGCGATTGCCAACGGAAACTCAGGGTGGTGTGGGAATAGTCACGGTTCGTCTCATAGGCGAGAAGCGGGTGGTCGACATCATCGACACTATCCCAGATCAGGCCGACCAGTTCGCCCTCATGGTGCAATTCGACGTCGATCTGCATCGAACCGGGCCCGGTCGTAATGACCGAAGCCATCGCAGGACGTGGGAAATTCACGCGCCAGAAACGAGGATCGAAGCGCTGGATGAAGCTCGATTCCTGAGCGCGGCGTTCGCGCGCAAGCCAGAATGCCATAATCTCAGGTTCCTGTCCTAGCGTTCCTGCAGGGCACGGCGAACCGCGCTCGCCACCTGGCGCGAGGAACGCTGCATCGCAGCGGGGGCAGCAGTGCCGCGTGGCGCCGCCAACTGGATCGCGACGCGCACTTCCCTGCTACGCGTGCTTGTGTCCTGGTTCGGTGCGATCCGCCCGGAGCTTGCCGGAACGAACAGTTCCGGCCCGTTTTCGCCGACCACATAACCGCGTCCGGGGGATACCGGGCCACCAGTGGCCCGGCCTGGCAAGCCCAGCAATGCACCGAGCGACTGACCCAACAAGCCGCCGGCCCCTGCTCCCAATCCGCCGAACAGCGAACCGATGCCGGAACTGATCGCGCGCGCTGCAATCGAGTCCATGGTGCGGAAGGCGACCTTCTGCAGGTCATCGAAACCCAGAGATCCGCGCCTTACCGCGGAAAGAAGTCCGCGCTCGAGCACGGACCCGGCCTTGTCGAAGCTTCCCACAAGCGACCTGTCGACCGAACCTCGCAGCGATTCCAGATCAGCATTGAAGCCGTCCGTCGCGGCGCGGACATCGATCACAAGCTCTTCGAAATTGTCATCCATGGCCATCGCGCTCCAACATGCTGGCTATCGTATCTCTCGCCGGACCGGACAGGCCCTCCTGCGGCTCATGCAATGCGCCAAGCAGTTCCGCCGGGGTGGAGCGCCAGAACTCGTCCGGTCGCCAGCCGAGCAATCGGCCCGCCACGCTCCAGCATCTTTGGGCAGAGACCGAGAATTCTGCCGACGCTCGCAGGTTCACGCCTGCCCTTGCAGCACTTGCGCGAGGATCGCGCGGACCGGTTTGGTCGTGGCGATCAGCCCTTGCTCAATTACCGCTTCACCGACCTCGTCGCGCGAGGGGCGCGGGTCGTCGGCGATGCAGTGCCACAGCAAGGCGCATACTTCGTTGATCGTGAGCGTGCCTTGCGAAGCCCGTTCGACCAGTGCGAAAAGCGAACCGACCTCCCCTTCGGCGGCAACGAGGTTCTCGAAGCTTGGCCTCAGGAGCACGGTTCGGTCGCCGAGATGCAGCTCGCATTCGCCCCGTATGCAATTGGCTGTGCGGGTCATAACGGCACGACCGGGCCGGAACTCTCGAGCTGGAGCGTGTAATTGCGCTCGCCGTTGAAATCGCCCGAATAGTCGAGCCGCTGCACGAGGAAACGCCCGCGCAGGCGCTCGCCATCCTCGAAGGACAGCTCGTAGTCGTCGAGTGTGCCTGCAAGGGCGTGGGCGCGGACCTGGCTTTCCGCAGCGCTGCCAAGGAAGATGCCTGCCGCGCTGACCGAGACCGACCGCGTGCCGGCGCCAGAGAGGAGGTCGCGCCATCCGCCCGATTGCTTGTGGGTGACGACCACCGGGTCCCCGTTGATCGACAATTGCGTGGTCCGCATTCCGGCAACGGTATCGTACTGGGCGGGGGTGCCGCCGTCGGCGATCTTGAGCAGGAAGGCTGATCCGTTCTGCGCTGGCATTGATTCTCTCCGAAGATGGGTGATCAGGTTTGAGGGGCGAAGATCCTGAACCGGAACTCGAGCAGGCTTCCGCGCAGGTTCGCTTCGCGCTCCTCGCTGCGGGCCCGTAGGAAGCGGATAGAGGCGAGCTCGAAGGCGGAATGGAACGGAGGCAGGTCAAGGACCCGGCGTTCGATCGCGGCAAGCAGGGGTCCATCGGCAGCAGGCTCGTCGGCGCGGCTTTCGAGTTCGAGCGCAATGCGCACCTCACGGCCCGGGCGGTCTTTTGTGCCCCAGTCGGCAGAAGCGCTGGCCGCGATGCCGAGCCATGGGGCGCTTGCCGAGACGGGAGCCTCTTCCGCGATCGCGTTGATCCCGGCGAGATCCGGGTCGGCGCGCAGCCATTCGATAAGCGCGGCCCGCAGGAAGTTTTCCATGTCATCCACCTCGCATGAAATCTGGCCAGAGCGATCGTGCGGATCGCCAATCGCTGTGATCCGCGGAGCGCGAGCGGCGCACGCGTTCGACGTGGCGCCGGGCCAGACGCTCCCCTTTCTCACGCAGACGCTTGACGAGGGCGTTGCCGGAAGCCGCAGCGGTGATCATGCAAGCCGCATAATCTGGAACGGTCGCCACAGCGCGCTGACGCTTGCGGGAGGGGCTGATGCCACCTTTTCCCCGCCCGTCCGATCACGGTCGCGATAGTAATGGGCGCAAAGCCGGATGATGCCTTGCTTGAGAGGGGCCGGGATTTCGTCCCAACTTGCACCCCTCCCAGCGCTTACCGTCAAGGCAATGACGGGTTCTTCGACATCGTCCTGCAATTCGAAAGTGCCGCAGCCATGGGCATCGACCGCAAATTCAAAACGCGATGGATCGATTGCGCTTCGGGTTTGGTCCTGGCTGACCAATTCGGCGCTCAATAGCGCGGTTACGGGACGGGAACGAAGCCTGTAGGACCCTGCGCGGGCGGGCAGACGTTCCTCGATCGACTGCCGGATGGGCAGCTGACCGGTGAAGGCCTCGCAAACCGCAAGGCACGAATGCAGAAGGTCGGTGAGCAGCGCGTCCTCGTTCGCCCGAGAAACTCCAAGCCAGCTCTTGAGCTCGTCGAGAGCGCTACCACTCAGATCGGCCGGCTCCACAATTCTCCGCTGCATCGCGCTCTCCCAAAATTGCTAACTGGGTCAAGAGGGTGTGCGCCCGCACCCTCGCGGCGAAGCGAGTGTCGCTTCTGTGCGAAGGAGCGGGCGCAGTTTTCCGGCAGGAGAGCGGGGGGGGACTTACCTTGCCGGATGTAACGGTGCCGCTGCGCGGCGATCCCGCATATGCGGATCAGGCCTCGATCTTGAGCAGCTTGATCGCGTTCGAATCGAGCACCTGTCCGCCGACACGTTTGGTCGCGTAGAAGTGGACGAAGGGCTTGTTCGAGAACGGATCGCGCAGCACGCGGGTCGCGCTGTGTTCCGCGATCAGGTAGCCGTGACGGAAGTTGCCGAAGGCTATCGGGAATTCGCCGCCCGCGACATCGGGCATGTCTTCTGCTTCGATCACCGGATAGCCGAGCAGGCGGTCGGGCTGGCCCTCGACCATGCCCGGCTGCCAGAGGAACGCGCCATCGGCGGTCTTGAGCTTGCGGACGGTCGCGAGCGTTGCCGAGTTCATCACGAAGCTCGCGCCCTGGCGGTGGCCCGACTTGAGCGAATGGATGAGGTCGATGAGCTTAGCTTCGGGCGCACTGTCGAAACCGTTGGCGTTGCCTGATCCGATATACTGGAGGGTCTTGAAGGCGCGCACACCGTCCTCCGCGGTGCTGGTGGGAGCGCGCAGGAAGCCTTCGGGCTGGTTCGTGCCGGTCCCATCGACGAAGGCCATGCCTTCGGCGCGGGCGAACTCGATCGCGATTTCATTTGCGAGCCAGGTTTCGAGATCGAAAGCCGCATCGTCGAGCATCGCCTGGCTAGCTGCCGGATTGGCGTAGAGATCACCGGAGGGCGGGGCAATTTCGGCGAAATTCGGAGCTTCGGTCCCGGGGCGTTGGGCCGTCTCGCTGACCCAGCCCGAAGCTGTGCCGCCGGTGGCAACGAGCTTGCGGTAGCCCGAAGTGCCGGTCTGGACCACCTGCGCGATGGCGCGGATGGGGCTGATCTCGACGAGCTCGCTGGCGATCATCTCGTCGATCTTTCGCGGCACCGCATAGCCGCCCTCGCCGGGGGTTGCGCCATTGATCGACTTGACTTCGGTCTCGCGGCCACGGCGCAGGTAGCCATCGACAAACCCCTTGACCTCGGCGCTTGCCTCGGCGGCCCCCCCGATCGCCGGTCGCGAAGCGGCGCGGGACACCTTGTCGAGCCGCGCCTTCACTTCATCGATGTCGCCGCGCAGGGCCCTGATCTCGGCTTCGGCTCGATCCTGGCGCGCGACGATATCGAAGCTCTGTTCCATCATGTCTTCCCCGGTTGCGGGGGCTGGAATGGTGTTGGTATCCATGGGGTAGTGGGCCTTTCTGTTGGGCAGTAAAAAGGCCGCCCGGCATGGCGGCCCGTCGGGGAAGTCGGGGGAAGGTGTTTCAGGAAACGAGGTGGACCCTTGCCCCATGCTGGAGCGGGTGAGTGACGAGACTGATTTCGAACAGGTCGATCTCGGCAAGGGCGCGCCCTGCCGCAGAGTGGCTGGCCCTTCGGGCGCGATAGCCGAAGCTGAGGCCGGAAACCTTGCCTTCGAGCAGCAGATTCGCCGCCCGGCTGGCTGGGCGATCAATGCGCGCAATTACGCGCAAGCCGCGGTCATCCTCCGCGATGGTCTCGATCTCGCCGATCATCTGGTCGGGCCGGTGCTGCCACAAGAGCGGGAGACGGGTCGATCGCGCGGCGAGCGTCGCGGCGAAAGCTCCTCGCCTGATCGTGTCGCGGGCCGCATCGGGAATGTCGAACAGGCCCGCATAGCCGGCAAACCGGATGGGCTGCATCACAGCAACTCCCAAACGCCGAGCCTTACGGCGATGCCAATCAGGAGAACCGCGAGCAGCCCGCGAATGGCCCATTCGACAAAGGCCTTCCAGGCGCTGGCCTTGGCATCGCGCCATGCCTGGAGCAGTTCGCGAAGCTCATCGAGGTCGTTCTCCGCGCCCGCATCGGCGAGGCCGAGCCGGTCGAGCACCCGGTCGGTCGCGAGTTCGGTCGTTTCCTCCACGATGGCGCGAAGCGTCACGAGGTCCGCCCCGGCATCATTGGCCTGTGCCATCAGGCTGGCGAGGGTATCCGTGCGGGTCATTGGTCATCCTCCTGTGCGGAAAAGCCGAGCAGTTCGCGCTTCTCCGCGCGGCTCAGGAAGTCCGCTTCGGACACCTGTTTCCAGAGTCTCTCCCGGTCCTCGGAAAGCGCCGTGATCCGATCGAGGTCGATCGCGATCGAGGCTTGCGGGAACCAGGGCGCCAGCCCTTCCTGCAAAGCTGAAAGGAGCTTTTGCGCGAGCGGCAGCAGGGTCAGGCGCCAAAGCGCGCGATTGGCCTCCCGATAGTTCGAATAGGTGTTGTCGCCGGGGAGCCCGAGCAGCATCGGCGGCACGCCGAAGGCGAGTGCGATCTCGCGCGCCGCTGCGCTCTTGAGCGTTGCGAAGTCCATGTCGGCAGGGGACATTGCCATCGATTGCCAGCGCAGCCCTCCGTCAAGCAGCATCGGTCTCCCGGCGTTCGCCGAGCCCGAGAATGCGGCCTCGAGTTCGCATTTGAGCCGCTCGAACTGTTCCTGGGTAAGTCCGGCTCCATCGCCGGTTTCATAGACCAGCGCACCGGAAGGCCGCGCGGCGTTTTCGAGCAAGGCGCGGTTCCATTCGGACGCGGCGTTGTGGATCGCGATGGCTTGTGCGGCAGCGGCAAGCGCGCTCGATCCGAAATGATCGTCGAGCGGGTGCATCGTCTTGATCTGAATGATGCCGGGCCAGCCGTCCTCGTCCTCGACCGGTATTGTGATCGGCTGGCTTGCCACCGAGTAGGTGTAGGCAGACGGCCAGCCATCCGGACCGGCCAATACCTTGATCCGGTCGGGCCGCAGGGCAAACAGCTCGAAGG